TGCCGCCTACTGGGTCATTTGATGACGCAACTCTCCGTCGTTACATCCAAATGATTCGTGATTTTGAAATTGAAGACCCAAATAGCAATATGACTTTGGCCAATCGTTTGAGATTGGCTTTTTCAGACATGAAGCCAGAGACGATCTGTAGTCGCTTTCCTAATGCTGACTTGCCTTTAAAACGTAGATTGCGTTGTGTTGCCGAGTATCTTATCCGAGCTGGCGAATTATCTAAAATGCGTGACGATAATGGTAAGCTAATAAAAAAACGGGGTGTGTTAGGCAAAATGGTTGTTATTTATGAGCCGTTACCTAAGATGATTACTGTTTTAAACCGCCAAAAATTATTGAGCCATGAGTAGACGCGAAGACTTACTAGCATCAGTCATTGGTAAAGAGATGGATCCAGCCAGTGCCAAGTATGCAGATGCAACTATCAAGCTATTGCTAGGTGATATGGGCGAACAGTCTATCAAATTCTGGAAGACAGAAGGCCCTGGAGTTATGTGCTTTCAACCAAATAATAGCGAAAGGTCAATGTTCTGGCTAACCTTAAAAGAACTCCACAATGCAGAGGAAAATTCTGATGGCGAACTCAAAGAAACGTTCAAAAGCATCCTCGAAGCAGCTCAAAAAATTGACCCTGCAGCTGGCGCAGGATACATTATTAACGATCATCAAGGGATGCGCTACTTTGCAATCGACTATAACCAGGCTTCAGAATGACCGTCCGTAGAGGAGACAACCGTCGCGTAGAAGGTTATGAATGGATCTCTAACCGAGACCTTATTGACAGTGCTCATTTGCTTATGGGTAACATCGATTTGGATCCTGCTAGTTCAGAGTTTGCTAACAGTCACGTAGGAGCTGATCACTTCTTTACTGCTAAAGATGATCCGATCAATGAAGCTGAATGGTTTGGTAAAGTCTATTGCTTTCATCCACCGGCTTGTCTTTACTACAACAAACGAGAAGCAAGGTGGATTCCAACCAGAGGCTTGTCTCCTACCTTGACTTCAGGCTCTGCTATTTGGTGGAAAACTTTAAAGCACCAGTGGTTGAAAGGAAATGTCGAACAAGCTATTTATTTTACCAATTATATTGATATTGTGATGTATGCACAGGATATTTTTGACCATCCTGTGTGTCTTTTAAAGTCTCGTCCTAAGCTTCTAAGACATTATTTTGGTGAAGAGGAAACTGATTCACGTACCACAGGAGCTAGTGCAGTTATCTACTTACAACCTAAAGATAATATTGAGAAAGCTACTGAAGATTTCTGCAATATCTACGGTGAAAAAGGAAGGATCTTGCTGTAGAGTTGGATCACTCAAGCGGCAAGCATGTCAGTTCTAAGCGATAAGCAGATCAAAGGTTTTGCAAAAAAAGGTATGATTGAACCTTTCCAAGATAAACTGATAAGCAATGAAAATAATAGGGCAATTTTAAGTTATGGTCTTTCGAGTTATGGGTATGATATTCGGCTTTCTCCTAGTCAGTGCCTTCTTTTTGGCGGTGTCCAACACGGCATTTGCGACGCTAAGAATTTTGATCCAGAGATCTTAAAAGAGACTGAATTACACGAAGATGAGAAAGGAAAGTATTTCATCATTCCGCCATATGGTTATTGCCTTGGCGTTGCTATGGAACGTCTTTGTCTTCCCAGGGACGTTACAGTTGTTGCGGTTGGTAAGAGTACGTACGCACGTTCAGGTATCCTCGTCAATATTACTCCAGCGGAGGCAGGCTGGGAGGGTCATCTGACTTTAGAGATCAGTAACTGCACTAGTTTGTTTAATAAAATCTACGCTAATGAAGGCATCTGCCAGCTCTTGTTTTATCAAGGCGACCCTTGTGATGTTTCTTATCTTGAAAGAAAAGGAAAGTACAACAAACAACCTTATAAAGTTGTTTTGTCAAAAGTGTGATTAGAATATTAAGTAGGCTTTAGTAATAAAGCTTACTGGTTGACGGTTGTGGTTTATCTGCATAGTTTGTTGAACCAGCCCTGCCAAACTGATCTCCTTCAGTAAACGCAGGCATTTGACCTTCACGATTTCTCCATGGTGCATCGATTTGTCTCTTCTGCTGAAACTTTCCAGCGGAACGTGCTGATTTCAGAAACTTACCAACACGATCTTGCTTGCGTTCGTTGCGAGTGTCCGCAGCACGATCGATTCTTCTCTCAGTCTCGTCAAGGCGACGAGCATCAACGTCATAAGCTCTCTCAGGATTTAAGTCACTAATACCACTACCTGAGCTGCCTATTGCCATTGACTTATATAACTTATAATTAACAGTATACTCCCAGCGAATAGATAAATGGACGGCTTCCTTAGTGCTTTTATGGAAGAGAATGATACTCTTCGTCAGCGCATGGTTGACATGAATGATATTGGTCAACCGTTAGATAATGAAGCCAATGACGTTCCTATGTATGACCAGTACAACACTGGTTTAGCAGTAACGCAGCAAGATATGTCAGATCGTGTTAACTTGGCTATAGATCCAAGAGCACAACCAAGATGCGGAGTAACGGGAACAATTCCATCAGCGGAAGAGGGAATGATGCAGGGCGCAATGCCACAACCACGACAACTCTTGGTGGACATGGGGCAGCTCTCCCCCGAAGAGCAAGCAGTGGCAACGACCAACCAAAGGAAGCTGAGGGGTGGTTTAAACCGATCGGGATCAGTGCTGCAGAATCTGGCGATTTGAACCAAGAAGAAATTTCAGATTGCCCAGATGGTATTTGCCCTGTGCCATGGGCAAAGAAAGAGTCTGATGAAAAAACATATCAAGAAAAAGTCTGGGATACTTATCTTGAGAAACATAAAGAAGCTGTTGTTGATAATGTGAATCACCCAGAACATTACACTGCAGGTGAAGGAATTGAATGTATTGAAGCAATTGAAGCGCAGCTAACGCCAGAAGAATACCGTGGCTACATTAAAGGTAATGTGGCGAAATACGTGTGGAGGGAAAAATATAAAGGAGGAAATGAGTCACTTCGTAAGGCGCAGTGGTATTTATCCAGATTAGTTTGTTTGCCTGACTAAGGATTAATCAAGGTAGACTAAAACCACCTTTTTGATTGTCATGACAATTACAACAAACGAGCACGGCCAAACAAACGTTTTTGCCAAAGAACCAACAATGGAGGTGATTGCAGTGACCGAAGAACACAACACAAAAGCAGAACGCCTTAATGGTAGGCTTGCAATGCTAGGAATTATTGCTGCTCTCGGAGCATACGCTTTGACCGGAGATTTAATCCCAGGCTTGTGGTGATCCCTCTTTTAGTAATTTCTTATCAACCCCCTCCCCCGCTCCCAGTAAAGCTTTGCTCTGAGGTGGCGTGGGAGATTATTCATACACCTGTTCTTAGTAAAGAAGACAAGCGAAAGGTATTGAATAACTTGGCAAGAAGATGTGCCTTTAATTTAGGGCCTGCAGTGATTCCACCAACGGGTTGGGAACCGTAAGATTAGGAAGTAATTGCTTAAATACAATGGCTCCACTTTCTAAGAAAACACCTGACCCAGGTAAGAAACGTCCTGTAGAAAAAGCTGTAGCAGGAAAAAAAACAGGTGAGTCTAAATTACGAGAAGAAAACAAAAGACTTCGTGCAGAAGTCCGTGGTTTAAAGAAAGGTGCTTCTGGAGATGACAAAAAAGCAAGCGGCCCTAAGGAATCTATGAAAGATAAAATGGCCAGGCTTCGCAGTATGGTAGGGAAAAAGAAAAAATAAACAGTCCTAAAAAGGTTGGTAGTTGCTTTCTCCATCATCGTCTTCGTCATCACGCATCATAGTCAAGGCTAGTTGCGTGAGTTCAAAGTCCGTGGGAACATCAAATTCAATGTCAATATTTTCTCCCGCCAACATGTCTTTGATGGCTTGTGTCTCGATCAAACGCTTGTGATATAAGCACAGCAAAGCGATTTGTAGCTGGTCCCAAGTCATTTCCTGAGAGTCCAGCTCAGCTTTTCTCATTGCCAACTGCAGGTGTAAAGGCATATCATATTCTTCGTTTAGCGTTTGGCTATTCATGCTTCTTTTTCCTGTTTTTAATATTGTAGGCTACAGATTAAAGATTGTGTCATACTCGGATTGACTGAATTCTGAATAAGGATCACTGTCAAGCTCAAAGTCATTTGCAAAGCTAGATAGTGCATAAGGGTCTACTGCCTCTTGTAGCTTACGTATCGCCCTGACTTGCCCTGGAGATGCTGTGTAATTTCTAAAAGCTTTTAAAAGAATGTCTGAACATGCCCATGTATTATCTGTTAGCTCACTTAAAAATAAACCAACCTCTTTGCGGCGACGTTCCACAAGTCCGCCAATGACTGTATATTCTGAATCATAGATCCATTTAGTAATTTCTTTTGCGGCTTGACTATAGTCTTCACGTTCACAGCAATCCACTATATTGCTATAAAGAAAAGACTCCCAGCCTATCGAATGAACAAAAGAGACTAGGGCATTAAGCATTGGCAGGTCAAGTCCTAGATTTAAATCAATAATTTGCGTTGAAATAATTTTAATCTCATCAGTTAGGTATTCAATTGCTTTATCTTTGGTACAACGATGACCCTGACGGACTGGAGAGCCGTCAGGATAATAAGTCGTACCAAAACCTATGATGAAAGCTTCTTCACCAGTTGAGGGATCGCTATAGGCTTTCTCATGGAACCCCTCAAACGTTTTGATTAGTTGAATCGCTTCGTTAAAGGGAACCATTTCATTACAATAAGTTATCTAATAATAGCTTACTTTCCTTGCCCTCTAGGTTGCTTACGTCCATGATTAGCCTTGGAATGTTTTCCAGTACCTTGACGAGTTTTCTTTGGTTTAGCCTGGATGTAGCTGCCGCCTTTGTTCATAGCTCATAATTAGCTTCACAAACTATACTAAACAAAAAGAGCTTCGTTTGTCTACATCACCACTTCACTTTATGTGACCAGTAACGCGCACTCATTTTACTAGGCTTACTATCTTGCGCATCATGCCTTGCGTAGTATGATTTCTTACGTGCTTTATCTTTAGCTGTTTTTGGATTTTTACCAGCACCTTTAACTCCTTGCTGACCAAAGCGAATGATCTTTTCTTTTCCATCTTCGCAAGCTTTTACAACGTGTGATTTAGTTTTATGATCAGGAGTTTTCTTTGGTTTATTGCAAGCCATTTTATCTTTATGTAGCTTGGCTGCACTAGCTGCTTTTTTTGCTTTAGACATTTATATTATTTAAAAAAGTCTGTATATCCATCAATTATAGAACGTCCTGTGTCACTTGCATAATCATCCTCATCTTCATCATCAAATAAGTTAAAATAGCTACTAGGCTTTTCTTGTTTCTCATCATCATCATCTTGTTTTTTATCTCCAAAAATATTGCCTCCTTCTCCTAGTAAACCACCTACTTCTGATAAAGCTTCAAAAGGATCTTCAGTATTAAAGTCTTTAAAATCAAAATCACCACTGATGCCACGCTGAAGAAATTCTATATCAGCACGATCGGCATCAGGCATAAAGGTATCAAAGAACTCATCTTCATCTCCTGTGTATCCTGCATTTTGAAATATTTTATACAGCTCTGATGCACTTTCGTCATCAATTTGTTTTTTGTCTTCAGGTCGTTGAATGTAACTGATACCAAGTTCTTTTTGTGTTATTTTTTTATTTTTTTCATTTAAAAATTTAATTGATTCTCGAATGCGTTTGGCAGCACCTGTTCTTACTGCATCAATAATATATTCACGTACTTCTTCGATAGCAGCAGTATCATCAAGACCATACATTTCTAGAATTTCTTCCCATGCTTCTTTGTTTTCTAGTGGATCTATACCTCTAAGAAGCTCGTCTGCAAATTGATCAGGAGTGACAAAATTCAGGAATGTTGCACCGTCCAGATCAATGCCAGCTTGGTCAAGTTCTGGAAGGACAGTATCTGTTAAATAAGTATCCACATCTTCTGTAGTAAGAATATCTCTTGCAGGGTCAAATCCTTCTTTTGCTCCTAGTACTTGATAATGTAATTTTGCAAAAGAAGCTTCATCTTTGAGATCAGCACCATAAAAGTATGCCCATTGGTTCCAAGTGTAATTATTACCATTGGCATCAGCTTTTTGCCCTCTGGGCGTAGAGTTTCCGTTGGCTTTTGCGTTTGTCCAATCTTGTGCTACTTGCGTTCTTTGTAAATTATAGGTATCTTCCTTGAGTTTATTGTCACCATATTTTGAGTCTGTTGGGTTAAAATAAAACTCATAATCAAAATTACCTGGGATTTTTTGAATGTTTTGTAGTAGTAGTAATGATTGTTTTGAAGCAAGATTTTTCAAACTATCTAATGCGCTTTGCGTTTGAAAAATATTTTGCTCATCTTCTTGTACATCCATATAACTAATGAATTCATCCATGGACTTAGATTGATCAAATCTAGGCTTTAAATAATTATCAATAAAATTAGTTTTAAATCCTTCTTGTATGTCATATGTACGTTGAAAATTATTTTCTTCTAATTGTTTTAAAGCTTCTGATTGTTTAATTAAATTCCCGTTTGTATCAAAAGGGTCAATACCCATCCTGGTTAGTTCAATCTCATATTTAATTCTTCCTGTTTCAGAATTTAAATCTAAGTCTGAAATGGTATCTTCAAATTCAACAGTAAGTTGATTCATATCTTCATATCTTTTTACCATCTCGTTATCAAACCATTCTTGCCAGTTATATACTGCACTGTTACTTGAAGGGAGGCCCGTTACCCTGGATAGCTGCTCTTCAAGTGAATCGGACATGCCTTCTGTATCTTTTCCCAGCATGGCAAGGTAACCCCCAATACCACTGTCTCCTAGGATGGATTGAGATAAAGACTCATTAGCTGAATAGATTTCATTAAATCCAGGTAGATTTTTATAAAGCTCTAACTGAGAATTTTTTTGTTCTTGTTTTTTTAATTCAGCAGCTGCAAATTTTAAAGAATCTTGAGTCAAGGTGCCAAACTTATCTTGTTCTAGTAACTCTTGCCCTGTAAAATTTAAAACTACTTTTGATTCAAACTGAGAAGTCTTGTCGTCTGTGTAATCAATTGAACGTTGTCCACTGCTTCCTACTGCTGTAAGTCCTAGCAATTCGTCACGATAAATAGCTTTTTCAGCATCTGTTAAATCATCGAAAGCTTCGCTGTAACTAGGAAGATCTACAGCTGCATTCCCTCTAGTAGAAGGATCTGTACGTGCCATCTGAGAAAATTGTGCAGCAGCAAATGTATTAATGTTGTCACCGTATCTTGCAGTAATATCAAGATCTTGAAAGCCTTGTCCATTAATTGATACTGAAGTCTGTGCTTGATTCCATTGAGTACCTACATTTGCATTGTTTTCTAAAAAGTATGCAGGATCAAAACCGCCAGTAAGAGGTTGGATGCCAGATTTTGGATCATATGGTGAGCCAATTTTTGCATCTCTGTAATAGCTATCAACTGCACCTTTGCTAGAACTAAGAAAGTTACTTCGTCCAACAGCATCTAAGCCATTAATACCGCTCATGATGCCAGAGTAATTTCCCCCTGGACTATTTCTCATGTTCGACAGAAGACTATCGTAAGTAGCTTTTGCACCTGCACCTAAAAGCTTTCTTGCAGAAGGTGTTATCTGTAAATTACCGTCTTTATTGATTACAATTTGTTGATAAGGAATAACACGATTACCTCTACTGCCTGTGTTTTTCCAATGCAATAAAGCACCTGGATCACCAGGAAAACCTGAATACTGAGATCTATTGTAATTAATGTTAGAAACATCTCCATAGCTTCTCCTGTAGGTTTGCATTGCAGCATTAAAATTTCTTGCTTCTACGCTATTTCTAATACCGGTTACTGTTTGGTTAAGACTGTCATTGCGATTAGCAGGATCATAATCACGTCCTGTAAAAAGTTTATAAGCTCGTCTAGCCATTTCTTTTGATCCTCCCTCAGCAGATACAGCACTTCTTAAGCCTGCGCCAAGTTCTTTGTATGCAAATTGAGATTTAGAGGAATCACTTCCCCCTTGGTTATACATAATATAATTTCTTTCCCAATCTCTTTTCTTCTGTTGCAGACCGGGGCCATCGGCTTCACGAGCCAAGATATTCATATAAGCTACGTTAATATCACCATCTAAAGTATTTTTTCTGCTAAGGTTTTGCATCTCGTTATACAACACATTTGTTTTATACTGTGGATTTCTATTCACCCAATCCAAAATTTGTTTATTTGAGTATCCATCACGACTTGCTGCGTCATATGATAAATGACCAAACTTCCCCTCGCCTCCATACTTATTTGCGTAATATGCTAGATCTGCCATTATCTACGCTGGTTTAAACATCATGTCTAATGATTCTAATTCATTATCTAATATGTACACGCTCTTATCTTCCATCCAGTTTTGGATTGCTGCTAGTTTTACTTCTTCAAAGAAAGGTTGATTACGATACCATTCTTCCATTGGACTTGATGCTTTATTTGCATTACATGTTCTACATGCAGGAACTAAGTTGTAACAATTGCTAGAGCCTGATTTAAACCGTGGAACGATATGGTCAAGGCTTGTTGCAGGCTTGCCACAATAAGCACAGTCATGATTCCAGGCTTTATAGATTTCGTCTCGGAAACGTTTCTTCGCGTGTTTCGGTCGTAGTTCAAGTAGGAGGGCGAGTGGTTCGTTCTCCGTTTTGAACATAGCAATCTAGCCGTTATCTCAGTTTAAAACTGCCTATCTTTAAGAAACCTAACAATAAGGGAAAATTCTGTAAAGAATTTGACACCGCACAAAAAACCTTTATTTTTAATGGGTAAGCAACTTAAGCTACATGGCTATCACCAACTGGGTTCCAGCATGCAAGGCCGCTAAGGACTTGGACATTCCCCGTAAAGAGCTTAATGCAATGTGCAACAAAAGCATATTCAAGCTAGGCAAGCATTATGGTGCAGGGCCTTCCACACGCTGTAGAGACACTTACTATTGGAACCTTCCTGCTGTACGAGCAGTTCTTAATAAGATGGCGTCAGATGCAACAGCTGTTGCTTGAGTGGTGCATAGCAAATCTTCCTGACCTTATAAGAAAGAAGTAGATGCTCAATAGACAAAGATAAAGTATCTTTATCTATTGTGTTTTTTAAATCTTTCGTCATAGCTGCCCAGCAACCTTCTAAATTAGAGGGTTGCTTTTCTTTGAGTTGAAATAAAAATACCCACTGAGGATGCAGTGGGCGAACAGGTCTTTTCTTTGAAGGTATATTAATTGTATTGTCTTTATTCCATGTGAAGCCTTTCAATTGTTTAGGAGTTTTACCATAAGTAGCAATCATTGAAAGTAGCCACGCTACTTTTTTTGTCTTTGGCATTGCTGAAATTGAGAAGATTAAATCTACAATACGTTGATCTGAAGGTAGATGACGATGGATCATAATGTTACCTAGTAATTAGTACCTGACGGGAAATCCCAATTACTGATTTGGAATCCACTGGGTTGCCCTGCGCTGACTGGTTTTTGGCCAGATGCCATATTATAAGTGTTTCCATCCTTATCCACCATAAAAAAGTTCTGTAACACAATGAACTCAGATGGGACGTTAACAATGCGCTGAAGCATTGGGCTCATCATAGGTGCTTGAAGATTAAACGGTGGTGTATCCATGTAACCTAAGCCGTAATAAGCTAATTTTTCAAATGCTTTGGTCTGTGAGTTTCGGGTTTTCTCAACCAACTTACTCTCCCAGGTAGACATTAAACCTGCTTCGACTGGAAAGTCAGACGGTTCATTTGGAAACACACCATCTGCATAACGCATTGCATAGATGTGCTTACAGTAACGATACTGATCTAAGGTATATGTCCAGTAATCAGACACTTCAGTAATCTCTAAACCACTTTGTTTATAGTCGCCATACTTTGGCATCCCTTCTGCAACTCCACTAGGGTTTGGTTTGTCTCCAAAACCTCTTGTATAAATGCCTCCAAAGTCATCAAAGACGGCAGGAAAATCCCTATACAAAGCATCTGGTTGTCTGATATCTTTACCTGATGCTTGTAACGTAGCACCTGGAACAGGATAAGAGTAAAGTTCACCACTGGGATAAACAATCGTCATCAAACGATCCTGGACAACACCACTCATGATTTCAGTTTGAGCAGCATTTAAAATATTGCCACGATATTTCATTTCTTCGTAACGTCCAGGTTTTACTGTTGCTACTTTTGATCTTGGAAACTTAGCTCCTGTACGTAAACCTAAAGAAGAAAGGTAAGCGTAATTACGACGAGTAAAGTCTTGGCAACTACAACAATAGCGAGTACCTGTTTGTAAAAATCTCCCTGGCTCAAATGGTATTCGTGAAGGTGTCTGAAGAACGCCATCTTCTGTTGATTGAGTTGAGCCTAGTTTTCTTACCTTCATGACACCTGTATTTTGATCGATGTCTGTTAAGACTGCTTGAACAAAACCATAACGTTTTGCTGTTAAAGGATCACGTGTTTCAGAATCAACAGGGACGCCAGAAACGGTAACAATCGTATCTTCTAAAATGTCTCCATTGATAGGTTTAATTGCAGTGCCAAAGGGTAACCTGACAAATAAAGGTGGTGGTACAGGATTAGTTGAATCAAATGTTCCGCTTAATTGTATATACCAAAAGTTTTCATTGTCTTGGCCACTTGCCATAAAGGGTTGGTTAAATGGAATCTCACCTGAAACAGCTAACCTTACATTGAATTGATCTTCTAAATTGTCAAAGCGTAAATTACCGGCATTAATTCTTCCAGCCCAATGCATGCCATATTCTTTATTTTCAGTAAGAAAACCTTGAAGAGCACCACTAATAAACGGTGCGCGATTACCAATTACAGGAATACCACCTAAAGGTATTTCATATTTAAAATCATAGAAAAAAGGACGTTGAACACCGTTAGCTGCAGCTAGCTCCCATCCTCTTCTCCAACGTGCCCAGGATGATTCTTTATTACTTGTATAAAGAGAATCTGGAACACTGCCACCAAAGGCTCCTTGTACAGGTTTTACTTTATACTTCTTCAGCTTTGGAGTTTCATTTGCACTAAACGAAGAAGACCCAAAGTTTCCAAAGTTTCCTCCAGGTCTTTTCCGTGTCATCTCAATAGTAACCGCCTTGAGCAATCACATGAGCACCTGGAATATAACCTGAGGTGTTGTTATAAACGCCTTGCTGAAGAACACCAACATAAAGACGATCACCACGCTGAAGATTAATGCCACGTTCTTTAAGAGGAGTAGCGGGGCTTAACCCAGTTGTATTACCCGCAGCTGGAATAGGAGCTAACAGTTCAGGCATCACATCACTGCAATCAACACTACCTGAATTCAAAGGCACAGTCTTACTGAAGAGTACGGTGTAGTCTCCATCAGCTGGAATAGGTACTGAAGTGCCACGTGTGTGGTAACAAACGAAGGTCACCATTGGAAGTGTCGTTTGAGCTAAAGAGTTGTAGCTAAAACCTGATGTTGTTGGAGTAGCTAAACCGCTAAAAGTAATATCTGTATTTGGTCCTTCGTAAATAACTGAGCCAGTATAAGTGTAATAACCAATGCCACTTTCAGCTGGGTTAGTAAGAACTGCTGTATCTTCTACATAAATAACTTGTCCACTGACCACACTAATGTTTGTTCCTGAAGTAGCTGTATTAATTACATAATCTTGTTGGGAAGCGTTTGAGTAGTTATCTCTTACAATCCGAATAGCATCGATGATACCTCCGCTGTTATTATCAGAGCTGAGGTTAGCATCCATATCAACGACTAAAGCAGGGTTCTGACCACCCTGTACATTCAAATCATTAGGTGTACCAACGATTTGATTGGTGATTTTAGCTCTTGCAATGAGCGGACGATCAACAAATACTGGTTGCTTGTTGGTATTAGTAGCAGTCATCAGAGGAACTTATAAAGAGCAGAAGGATCTAACTTACCTGATCCAGCGATCATACTATCCATCATAGCAGTAAGCGGATCTTTCGTTTGCTGTCGTTGCATTAAAGACGCAAACAATTGGTTAGTTAAATTAGGTTGTTGTTTTTTCTTTTTACCTTCACCTGAATAGTAATTATTAATCGTTAAGGGTGCACTAGTTTCATTGGTTGCTATGTCTGGCATCTCATATGTCTGTCCTGCATACTTTGTATCCCCATGCCCTGATTTGCCTAGGACGTTTCCTTGTTGGTCTGTAACAGCACCATAAACACCATAGTCAGGTGCTTGAGAAATAGTAGGTGTACGCCCTTCTTCTACTGCTAAATAAATAGGTGCACCTTCTGCACTCTTATCCCAGACGTCCGTACCCTTTGGAGCAAAGTAATCAAAGGACCGGAAGCCTTCTCTAGGTGCATGTGCTCCGGCTGCTTTCTGTAGTAAGGCTACTTTTGCTGCCATCTCAGCCTTAGGGTTATATGCGGCATAGTTCATCCCTTGGTTAGAGAAGACAATGTTGCGCCCTTGTTGAGCGTAAAGATTAGCTTTTGAATCAAACCTTCCAACAATATCCTCCCATGGAAGAGAAGCTGAATACTTACTATCAATATGGTATCCCGTACCAGAACCCATTCTTCCTTTAGGGCCTGTTACACCAATTTGTACGGGGCGATAGTTACTCATCTTTCTATTTTAAGGGTTAAATAACGAAAGAGGATTAATTTTTCCACTACCTGGACCACCTTTTAACATTTGATTTAACATGAGGTCTAAAGGATTACTTGTTTTGTTTTGTTGGTTCATCAAAGAAGTGAACAAGGTCTGCGTTAAATCCTTTTGTTTTTTTTGTTGTGTTTCAGTACCATCGCCATAGTAGTTATTAACGGTCACAGCACCTGAGTAACCATCAGGAATTTGTGTTGTCACATTACCCTTATAGCCTTCAAGAAAACCAGCTGGATTAATAATTGATGGTCCAATTTCTTCTGCTGTTGGTGTGAATTTGTCTGCTGCACCTGAACGATGTACTGACCAAGCACCTAAACCTTGCTGATCATAAATAGCTTTAGCAGCTCTAGCGTTAGTTAAAGGATCGAATAAAGCTTCATTACTTTCTAAACCCAAGTTTTTTCTACGTTCATTTCCCATTCCACCGAGCATATTAATTTGAAACAATCCATAACTGTTATCTCCAGTTGCTGCATTGGGATTATGTGCCCTTGGGTTCAAGCTAGATTCTGCATTAGCAATACTAACCATCCTTGGGATAGTTGCTTCATCAAAACCTGCTTGCCTAAGTAGGTTTGCTACAGCTTTGTTATTTAGAGTATTAGGCATAACACAGGTAATAATTGATAAAAGACCACAAAGAAAATTCAAAACAATTAAGATTTAAAACGTCCAGAAGCAGCTACAGCAGCCAATGCTTTATCTAGCCTTGACTGTTCTTTAACTGCTTCAGAAAGATTATACATGGGGTCAACATCTAATCCTTGAATAGTTTGTACCTTATTACCAAACGCAGTGGCTTCTGCTGCATCTTTTTCTGTCATACCTCTTGGTGCTTGAATACCTCCTTGAACAATGAAATCTTCAGGTGTCTTTGTGTAACGCTCAGGGAACGTAGCTGCCATTAGAGGGTTATAAGACTCTTCATACATCTGTGGATTAGCAGCTTGATGGATTGACATCCCCAAGTCTCTTACTGCATTCATCTCTTCTTGCGTCGTTGCCTTAGCTCTGCCCTGTTCATATTCAGCCATCTTTTGCTGCAGTGGATTAGCTAAAAGTGCTTCAGGAGAAGACGGTAAGTTATTAGTGTTAGGAATAAAAGTAGGGTCAACAACAGTATCTTCAACAGAAAGTCTTGTCACTAAGGGATCAGCAGGAGTAATACCCATTTTTCGCTTCTGTGCATCAGACATATTTTCATACTGACTTCTAGTCTTAGCTTCAAGAGCTTTTCTCTCTTCTGGCGGCAGTGCGTCCAAAGTTCCATCTGCAACCCTCGCTGGAGCTAATCCTTCAACAGCTGCAAATAAAGCACCAGCGCCAAGGACAGGTTTAACAAGCGCAGGTGCAGCCATTCTGCCGATAGTTTTAAGTGCGCCTAAGGCTCTACCTGGGGCAAAAAGAGCTGCTTTAGTAGCTGCACCACCATAATCACCTTTACTTAAAGAATCAACAATATCAGCACCCATTAATCCACGTCCGACATTACGTACAGTAGGCATTGCAGTCATCGCACGAGTGGCATCACTTACTTCTCTTAGGCCGGTTCTATTGATGTCGCGTATGTTAGCTCTTCCTGTAGGGCCTAAATTTCTAAGGGTTTGTTTATATCCTTGTCCTGATACAGGATTAAAATTTCTTTGCAGAAAATTACCCGTACGTTGCATGAACTTACCTGCAATAGGTGATTTTCTTGCTGTGTTAAAAAGCTGTCCAGCTGCTCCTAGTAATCCCATGACTATCTGTAATTAACGTGGAGGTAAAGGTTGGCACCCACTGCCGTATCTGCAGGGCCAGGTAGAGCCATGATAAACTCTGCTCCAGAACGCTCATAGCGGTAACGCGCCTGGAAAGGATCTTTATAGTTAGGTACGTAAAGAATCTGTGCAAGACGATTAGTCTCATACAGATACACTTCGTCCCATACTTTTAAAGCTTCCTTGACATTGCTAGAACGGATCGTACGATCAACGTCTCCAACAATGCCTTCAACTCTTGTACTCGGTGGTTGGAAATCTGTTTCGTACGAAGCTAATTGCGTCTTACGTTCAGCTGCATCACAACGTCCAATTTGATAAACAAGTTTATCTGCAAACACTGAATCCGGTACGGAATTCATTGCTTCTTCTAAGCGTGCATAGTCACCTGCTGGAATACTAACAATGTAGTAACCCAGATGATATCTAATACGACTCTTATTGAAATCGGATAACTGTGACACGTTCCACAACCGTATCCTTTCATTATAAATTAAAAAAGCCCCGAAGGGCTTTGATTAAACACGGACAAGGTCTGCAGCAAACACAGAATCCCAATCAACTCGTGAAATCTGTCGCAACTGTTCAAGATTGTTAAACCTTTCACCCGACAAAGAAGATTGCAAATCTTTAATATCTCTGGCTGTTTTTATACCAACTCCTTTAATATGATCAGCGATCATTTGAGCAGTTGCGCCGTTGATGTTTAAACGAGTTTCAGTTGGGAACTTGCGTGGTTCATCACCTTTTGCTGCATCTTTAACTTGAAGAGTTTTGACTTGTTTCGTCGCTTGCTCATCTGGGACAAGTTCTGTTTTATATACAGTGAAGACCTTACCGTCTTGGTCTTCGACCATGAACCAATCTCCTTCATCCCATTCAGTTACAACTTTAAGTCGTGCCCCTGTTCTGTTATGTTTATAAAGCATAGGACCAGCATTTATTTACTGGTCCTATCTTAGCTTTATTTATTGAACTTTTACAAAATTACTAGGAAGCAATTTTGTAAGGGAGGTACTGCTCAAGATCGTCGTACTCAACAGGTACATCAGGCTGGACGAAGCAAACTTCAACCAGGATGTAGCCATAACGACCAGCTGCTTTGTCAGCATCAGAGATAGCCCAACCACCGTTAGTTGCAGTGGAGTTAGTAGCTGCCTTTGAATAGACGCGGAACGCTTGATCAGCTGTGTACTCTTTATAGAGCATTGGGGCTGTCAAGGTCGTAGCAGTCTGGAAGGGGTTAGTACCCAGTCCGCCTGTGCCTGCAGCGATGTTGTTCGATACAGCAGTAACGTTAGCGCCTTGTACAACACCAGAGAAGGTGGTAGGAGCACTAGCAGTACCAGGACCGAAGCCGATCACCTGAGTAGCACCTGAAGTGGTAAGACCATCAAGTGCGACACGTCCGTCGCCCCAGCCGCTGGCGACTGAAACAGAAGAACGGTAAACATAAGCAGGACGGTCAGCAGTAGCGCCGACAACCATGCCAGTGATGTTTACACGAGTATCATCATTCTTATAAGGAGAAGGGATGATGACTTCAGCAGTAGTGACATAACCGTCACCAGAAGCATTGGTTACAGGAACGTAACCACGGAGCTGGAAAAAGCGCCAGCCGGGATTAGCCAATACAGAAGTAGGGCCGCCTTTAGAGCTATCGTTGGTTCCACTTTCGTTGGTATCAATATTTTGATACCAACCGTTAAGAGGCTCAGCCATATCGGCTGGATAAATTTTCTTAGCAGATAAGTATGCCATTTACATTCTCAATAGAGGTTTATAGATTTAACTTACACCACGCCATCGTCAGAGAGGAAGCTGAATGCATTGGTAATGAAGTCCTTGTTCAGAACCTCGAAACCTGCATACAGTTGCCAGATCAAGATGATGAAGCGACTAAAGTCATCGTTGTTGTTGATGAGCACTTGTGCGTTTGGACCGCCGATACCAACACCAACTGCCTGAGGACCAAAGAAGTAACCTTGTGCAACTTCCTCAGAAGCATAATTAGCACCTGCATCGAATGATGCGTTAACACTCTTGTTAGGGAAGTTGGTTGACTCGAAGAACTTAACACCCTCGAACTGAACGCCAGTAGGCATGACGGGCTCACCAGCAAGGAAGTAACCTTGGCCAGCTTGTGGTCCCATGTAGAAACTGGAGTTGTTAGGCATCATGGGGTTAGCCATGTACATGCCTTGTCCAGGATTGCCTGCGTAGCGAGCAATCTCACGGAAGTCTTCGTCACGACGCAGATGCATCATGAACACAGGATCGCAAATACAACGATACAGACCATCAGCGAAGGTTGGTACGTTGCGCTTACGAAGATCTTTTACGACTTCGAGAAGGTCGGTACGAACAGAGAACTGTTGTACTTGTGCAGTATATTCTGCAGCGGTATAAGAGACACGGCCTTGGGTATCCTTAGCCTTATCGCCAGCAAAATAGTAACCACCTTGGGTAGAAGATGATTGACCTTGTGCTTCTGCTTTTGCAAGCTCGTCAATGAAGACGCGGTCACGCCAACGACGATAGTCATCAAGCAGCGTCAAGCTACCGATGGACTGGTGGAACATGTTCAGGTTGCCGGTATCAAGCAGCAAACGCTGAGCAGTGATCAGAGTTTCACGAGCAATCTTAAAGGTAGAAGGCTGTGTAGGATCACCTGGGTCCGCAGGGCCGGTGTACTCTTTAAGCACAACAAGCACTTTTTCTTTAGTGATGTTGCGGCTATTAGCAGTACCAATAGTCTGGTCTGAGATACGCTCGCGGCTATCTTTGGTGCCGGGCGTTCCCCAGAACTTGTAGCGATCCAGCTGAACGGTCTGGCCAGGCTGTGAGGTGAAGTCATGAACGACCACAGGCTCAACGGCCATCTCGCAAATGTAAGCAGGATGAGGGCGGTATAGTTCCGCTCCTAAAATCTTAGGAAAATCGTTGTCTAAGAACACAGTCTTTTATCCTCCAGTTCGCAGGAATAGTTTTGTCGGATGAAAGATCGGACAAAAAGTCCTATCTACATTAAATTTTAGCAGTCTGTAATACATGTACTGATTAATACATAGGTAACTGCTGGGTTTGCATACTCATACGCGAACCCTGTGTGTTGCTTGATCCAGGTGATTCAGGGTCAATAGCGAGACCAGCCATGTTTCCAAGGTTGGCTACACCACCACCAATCTGTCCACCTAAGCCAGTGGCAAGACCTAAGCCACCAAGAGCAGCTGTGGCATTTGTTGCAACTTGGGCACCACGGATACCCATGGCAGCTGCTTTAGCAGCAGTTTCTTGTGATGCGCCTGCATCCATCATACCTCGTGCACCCATTGCACGGGCTTGTGCGATTTCACGATCAAGTCCTCCCATAGGAGACTGAATACCTCGCAACTCATCAGTAAAGTTACGACCTGCAGCTGTGGCACGTTGTGCAGAACGTGCATAAACTGCAGGTAACACACGGCCAACACCAGCACCAAGAGCACCAGCACCAAGAGCTTCTAAAGCCTGGCGACCATAGCTTTTGTCTTCTCCTTGATTGTTTGCTAAAGAAATACCGGCAGCACCAAGGCCGCCGATTGTCATAGCAGTCGCAGGAGATTGCATTAGTTTTGCATATTTACCTGCAATCATTAGATCACTCCATTACGAAAAGCTTATTTGCAATCGCTTGAGGAGAGGCTTGGTTGATGACACGCCAGGCTTGGCTAGGATCTTGATCCATCTGTTGCTTGAAGGAACCCCAGAAATCTTGGGGAGCTTGTGGTGCACTTGCTTGTGGGGGAGCAGGTAGACCAGCAACATTATTTTGCTGCATAGGAACAGCAGCAGTTGGATAACCAGGAGTAGCTAATTCAGCTTCAGATTCATACACGGGGTATGGACCTTCAGGACCAAAGAACTTAAGTGTATAGTCACTCAAGATATCAGGATTAGTAAGCATCTCGTTATAAGCGAGATTCTCCTGATGCTCAGTGATCATGAAATCAGATGCACGAGTAAAAGCCGCTTGAGCTTCTTTACCCCATGCAATTGAACTATCAACTACGCTTTCGAGATTTAGCGCGTACTGGTTTAGAATCGCTGGTGCTTCGGTTCCGTAGTTTTCCACTACCATCCGACTCTCTGGACTCCAGTCCAGGACTTCCGCTACGTCCGCCAACGAGCTGACTGAGTAGGTTGGGGAAGAGTTGTTGGATGAGGTCTGGCTTGTTTGCGAGATCTGAGGAGCCGATTGCCCCCAAGTTGGAGCCTGGGCTTGACTCGCCTGAGTACCCCAGTTTGCCTGGGTATACTGAATCGGAGCCTGATCCTGGACCTGTGATGGTGCTCCCTGGAACGGGGATTGCACCGGGCTGCCCAGTAGGTTCACCACCTTGTTGAACGCCGATTCCCATGGATTCCCCTGGGGTGCCATCGAGTCCTGGGATTGGGGGACGGATGGAGACTGGGCGGATTGGTAACTGGTAGTTCCCTGAGGTGCCGCCTGGGGCACCGCCTGGGGGTAGTACGTTCCCACCGGAGCCTGAGCCACTGGTGCCACCGGAGCTTGCGGGGCTGCCGCCACGTAATTGCTTGGTGCCACTGACTGAGGGCTCGTCTGTGGGATCGATTGGACGGTAGCGTCCTGCATAACTCATCTCCTTTTGTAACGCTTCTAGGGTTCGATACAGATAAGGTGTTAGGTCTAACCTTGGGTCTGCCGCCATGGGCAGATCTGGGGCCTGAGGGTGAGGGGTCTGCATCATGCCCCCTACCAAACGAGAAAAAGCTGAATAAGCTCCTTGTAATTCGTTTACCATCCTGAACGGGAAGCCCGAAAGCATCTCCGCTCTTTCCTCATCTGTTTTTGATGGGAAAAGATATTTCAGTGCTTCAATGCTATCAACACCTAACTCTTGTAGGTTACGTACAACAATTGAATTGTTTAAAATATCTTGCGTTGATTCTTCATAAACAGGGCCTAACCAACGCCACTGCATTGTAATATCACCATCGGGAATCAGTCCTTTAACACCAGGGGGAATCATCTTTGCTTCCACGCAAGCCATCAACAACTTCTTGAGCATTGCTTCATATTGAACCATTGCTTGTTGATATAGCTGCTCTTCTTCTGGACCTGCATTCTCCGATGGCGGCACAGGCTTTTCAAATTTTGCAGCTGCAGCTAACGTATCTTTAAACAGCTGTTCTTCTTGATAAATAATAAGTTCTAAACAACGGCAGATACCATGTGTGTAAATAGAATTAGCTTTCTTTTTGCTAGTTGCTGCAACACGTCCGAATAGTGATTTGTACTCAGTTGCAGTCACACCAGCGGAAATAGAGAGTTCGTCTACACCACCTAAGGAGGTTAAGATCTCTTCTCTGAACTGACGTACGAAAGCATTTTGGTCACCAGAGATAGCATCTGGAACAATGTAACCAACACGATCATTCGGTTCAAGGTTAGCAATGACCCGTGGCACACGCATCTGACCATCTAGTCCACGAGTAATAGGATCTTGTTTAAAAGTAGATCGGCTCATCGAAGCCATACTTGTGAAACCTGAGTTTGCTGCAATCGATGGTCGTTGCGGACCAGACTCAGAATTACCAGGCTCCATTAGATCTGTCTTAGGTCTGGACGATAGCAACGTAGGGTTACCAAAGAACTGTAAGTTCTTCTTCATGTTGCGAACAAGATCATCATGAGCAACAATATGATTTGCCATCTGATCAAATTCACCGCTGCCATCCATGGTGAATCCCTTGGGATTATTAAAGATCTCAACGCAAGGAATAAAGCGTAGTTGATTAGGAAACTTCTTTGTTTTCCCTGGCATTACTGCATTGACATTATCAAAAGACATCTCACCTTCTGAATGAGTCTCTTCAATGGTGGATGCTTTAATCGATAAACGGATATAACGTTTTTGGCCTGGAGTATCTCCTGGTTTTGTACCTTGTAATGAATCAAGGCCACCAAGGCCCATGTCCTGGTACATATTGGCTTTACCAGTCTTGACTTTATAGCTATAGATGATTACAACTTCTTCTAATTCACCATCGACATTGTAATAACTGCGATACTCATGACTACGGAAAAAATAGAGACGATAATTATTCTCAGTAGGCCGGATGTAAAAAAGCCCTTTTCCATCGCAAAGAAAGTAATCCCAAATCGAATCTAACCGTGTATCTAATTTGTTGTATTTAACTACTTTACTAATAAAGTCCTTGCGTTGATTACCGAAGTTATCTTGTGCAGGAAAAAATTCAACACCTTGGCGAATGCCAAAGAGTTTCATCTGTGCAATATGACTGGCAACAATGCCCGTATCAACATACTGTCCACCATCGCGCTCGATGTAGGAATCAATAATCTCTTTAATACGACCAGTTA